CCCCGCACTCAGTTCATGCATACCAAACAAAAGGGGGCACACAACGGGGTTTCGCTAAGTCGTTGCGGGAGAATATGTAAGCCCCTCTTTTTTCCAATGTGCGGGGCGCATGTTTACAGCGCTGTTCTACACGTGTTCTACAATTCATGCGCCGGCCAGTAGGCGCGCTGGGGGAACGACTCCCCTCAACCTACCGCACTGGCTGAAAACGAGTGGGGCCTCTCGTTTCTCCCTACGACCGCCGCGGCACTTCCCTCCGCCCCGGCATGGGCGGCAAACGTCAGCCTCGATGCGCGGCTCCAGCTGTCGCACGCGCGCCGACGAGCGTCCCCGTCTCGAGGGCAAGCGCCTATCTTTCGCTCGCCGCCGGGCGCAGGGAAGTGCGCTCCTCGCAGCGGCTCCGGCTGTCCCACGCCTGCTTCGGAAGCGCACTGCGCCCCGCGGTGGCTCTGCTTGCGCCTCTGCTCCTTCCACGTCGGAGCCTCCATGCGCGCAGAGGCTACCGCCTCCGCGCTTCTCTGGGCCGAAAGGCATCCGCTTCGCTCGCCGCAGCGCGCTGTGTGCGCGTGCTCGCGCCGGGTCCGGCTGTCCCACGGCGCTTCGCAACGCCTCCGGCTCGCACACCCGCGCAGCGCCGGCTCTGCTGGCCTTCCCGACGCCGGTCATCCCTGAATCCCCATGCGCGCCGTGGCTACGCCACCGCGCTCCCTCTCCCACACGGGCGCCTTGCTTCGCTCGGCGCCGGGCGCAGTGGGGGCGCGGTCCTCCTGCCGGGTCCGGCTGTCCCACGGCAGATCGGCCCGCGCCTGCGCCCCGCGCCGGCTCTGCTACCGCTCCCGACAGAATGCCTCCGGAATTGCCTCATGCGCGCACTGCGCTTCGCGCATAGCGCTCCTCTCCCACGCGCGCTTGGGCGCTGGCTGCGGACGCTCGTTCGGTCAGAAAAAAGCAGCCCGGGGGGTTGATGTGGGTGCCCCCCCGGGCTGCTTTTTCTTCCCTCACTCGCTCCGCGCGCGCCGCTGTCCGTATGGCTGGTTCTACCGCCCCGCTTCCGCCTGCTGTGTCGTCGTCTCTCTCGTCTGCGCCGGTGGTGGGCGTGTCCGGGTCGCGCTCGCCATCGGCGGCCGCTCGCGCTGTCCTGCGGCGCGTGGCGGCCGTGTGCGGCGGCCTCTCGGTGGCTACTGGGTGCGCGTCGGGCGTCGATCAGCTGGCGCGCTCGCTCTGGCCCTCCTGCCGCGTCTTCGAGGCGGCGGGGCCGCAAGGCTGGCAGCTGGCGCGGCGCTCCCAGCGCTGCGTCGAGCACGTGGCCGCGGCGGGCGGGCTCTGGCTCTCGCTCCCGTGCGGCCCCTGCCCGGCGGGCGTGGCGCCGTCGGCCTCGGCGTCGGCCTGCTTCTGTGGCGGCGGGTCGGGCAGCTGGGCGTCGCTCGCCTACGCGCTGGGGCAGCCGGGCTGTTCGGCGCTGGTGTTCTGCCCGCCGGCGGCCGCGTGGTCGGTGCCGCCGCGGTTCGGCTGCTCGCGCGTCGGCGCGTCGCCCTGGTGCTACCGCCCCGCGCGGCAGGGGTCCCTATTTTAGCTAGCGCTCTTTTTCTGTATATACTGTGTTACGGTATTGTGAATATACCCTTTTGGCAGCCCTATGGGGATCAATAGTGTATATTACGGGTAATATATACACTCACACACTCTCCCGCACGCCCCCCTCCTCTGCGCTATGTCTCGTCCCTCCTCCTATCACGCTCGCCGCTTCGCTCGGCGGCACTCCTCGGGCTTCGCCGGCGTCCAGCTCGCGCGCCTGCGCTATCTCGTCACGTGCCGCGCCCGCCACGGCGACGACGTCTTTTCCATCGAGCGCGTGGCCGGCTCGCCCGCGTCCGGCACGCACGTTATCGAGTGGCAGTGCCGGTCGGGGCGCACCGTCCTGCCCGGCGTGAGCGAACAGTACGCGCGCCGCTTCGCGTGGCACTACTTCCAGCTCTTCCTCCTCCCCGCGCTCTGCGATCACTACGCCGGGCGCGGCCAGGTCGCTGGCGCGCCGGCGGCCGTGCCCGACGTCGTCACCCAAGCGCTGGTGCGGCGGCCTCAGGGCCTTCCCGCCGCTGGCGGCGACCAGGTCGTCTCCGAGCTCGCCTGCGAGTACGACGCCCCCGGCGGCCGGGAGCTTCCGGCCACGCCCCCCGTCGTCTGCGGCGACTGCGACGGCGCGCCCTGCTACCGGGACGGCCACGAGTACCACTGCGCGAAGTGCGGCGCGCTCTACAACGCCTTCGGCCAGCGCCTCAAGCCTCGATCGGACTGGCCGGCCTCGGCGCGCGTGCGGGAGCCGATCAATCCGCCCGAGCCGGCCGCCGGCGGCGGCGGGCGGGCCCGCGAGCCGGACGCGGGCGGGGAGATCGACCCCGGCGAGGCGTGCGCCATCCTCGAGGAGCAGATCCAGCGGCTCGAAAATGAGCTCCGCTGGGCGGTGGCCGGCGAGAAACGCCGCCACATCGAACACGAGATCGCGGTGCTCAAAGACCAGCTGGCGCGCGAGCACCACCGGGCCCGAGAGGCGTGGTCCACCGACGATGTAGAGGAACCCCCCGCCACCTACGAAATCGCCGAGACGCGCGCCGACTACGGCCGCGTCTGCGAGTCCGCCCGCCTCCCACCGGAGGCGGGCAAGTACGGCACGACGCCGCTGACGCTCGCGGAGCAACGCCGCCGCGACGAGCGACGCTCCCGCGCCGAGGAGGAGCAGGCCCGAGAAAACGGCGTGAGCAGCGTAAACGGCGACGCCGCCTGGACGACAACCGACGACGACGAGGACGAAAAACTACCGTTTTGACACTCGCCCCCGCCTGGACGGGAAAGCAGCAGTTCGATCCTGCTGCCGGGGCCTGACCTGGGATGCAGCCACGCTCGGGCCGTGGCGTGGGGCCTGCAAGGGGGAGGCACCTCACCGCTCACACTTCTCACAAACCACCGACTGGAACGAGGAGGCTTCCAGCAGATTCCCGGCGCGGCTGCGCGCTGCTCGCACGCGCCTCACGCTCACACCTTACTCAACCCTTCCACTCAATCCCAGCCGAAAGGCTTCCCTACCATGCCCGGCACCGACCGAAACGTCCACCCGCTCATCGCGCTCATGGGCAACGTGGGGGCGACGCTGCTCTACCAAGTCCGGCACGAGGACACCAGGCTGGAGGTCTACCAGGCCAACGGCCGCGTCTTCATCGTGCAGGACGGGGCCGCGCAGCACCACCCGCACGGCGAGGGGTCCCAAGTCTACATTCCCGCCGATGGCGGTGCGGACGACCTCGACGCCACCCTCGACGCGCTGCACGCCTACGTCTACCAAGAGGGCCGCCACGAACCGCCCGAGACCGACTTCATCGACTTTCTCGTCGAGCAGGAAAAGGCCCGAGAGAACGAAGGACAGTCCTCTAATGAACCCTCCTGAGCAAATTCCCGGCCCCGGCTGCGCGCGTGCTCGCACGGGGCCTCACGCCCGGAGCCCCATCCATCCTTCCTCTCAATCCCAACCGCTACCATGTCCGATCAACACCCGATGAGGCAAATTACCGACTTCCTGCTCAAACGGGGCGGCCACCACCTCTCAACCTTCCCCAACGTCGAAACGAACAACAACAGCGTCATCCACGCATGGGGTGTGCGCGGCCGGATCGTGATGATCCACGAGTACGCCGGCGACAATGGCTGCAAAGTCTACACCCCCGCCGCAGAAGGGAAAAACACGATCCCCCACACGCTCGACGCGCTGCGCGCCTACGTCGGCCAAGACGACGACTGATACCTCTGACCATCGATCAAGGCTACTATGCCGATCCGCTTCTACACCACCTCTATCAACGAGAGAAAGACTGCCCGCGAGATGCAGCAGATCCTTGCCCGGTCCGATGCCCGGCGCATAACAATGGATTTCGACGCCCAGGGCCGGCCCACCGCCCTTCAATTCGTCCTGGAGCTCTCGGGCCAGCCGTTCCCCTTTCGCATCGAGCCGGACGCCGAGGGCATGGAAAAAGCCCTCAACGAAGACGATGACACGCCTGGCTCGTTCGACACCGCCCAGGCCCGCCGCGTGGCGTGGAGGATTTGGAAAGCGTGGCTAAACGCCATCCTCGCGTTTCGTGACACGCATCAGGCCCAGCTGGACCAGCTGCTTTTAGGCTTTGGTGTGACCGGTGACGGCCGAACCGTACACAAGCGGATCGTCGAAGATCGAGGTCTCCTCGACGCACCCGACAACCGACAACTTCCCGCCGCTGACTAATACCGCTAACTCTCACCCTCTCACACCTTCAACCCCCCACCGACCCATGAGCCACGACCTCAGCGTATCCCAGATCCAGATCCGCAACGTCCTCGGTATCCGCGAGCTCGAGTTCGCGCCCGACGGCTCCATCACCACCATCACCGGCAAAAACGCCAGCGGCAAAACGTCCGTCATCGACGCGATACAGGCCGTCCTTGACGGCGGCCACGACGCCACCCTGCTGCGCGAAGGCGCCGACGAGGGCGAGGTGATTCTGATGCTCTCCGACGGCAAAACGATCCGCAAGCGCATCACGCCGGAGCGGTCTAACCTCAGCGTCAAAAGCGCCGAAGGACACACCATGAGCGCCCCCCAGACGCTCGTCAACTCGCTGATCGACGCCAACCCGGTCGACCTGCTCACGGCCGACCCGAAAGACCGCGCGGATTACCTCCTCGAATCCCTGCCGATGGCGGTCCCGGAGGAAGACCTCGCCGCGGCGGTCGAGCCGGTCACGTATGACGTCGAAATCGACGCCTCCGGCCACGCGCTCGAAGCGATTGGCCGCGTTTACGACGACCTCTACGACGAGCGCCACCAGATCAACCGCGTCGTGTCGGAAAAGCGCGATACGATCAGCCAGCTGGAGGAGAGCTTACCGTTCGAGGCGGACACGGAGAACGTCGGCGAGGTGTCGGACCAGATCGAGGCGCTCGTCGACGAGAACGACGAACTGGAGGCCGAGCGCAGCGAGGCGCTGGAGCAAATCCGCGAGCAGGAACAGGAGCAGCTCTCGTCGCTGCGCAACGAAATGCAGCGCAAGATTCAGGAGATCAAGGACGAGTACAGCGAGAAGGCCGACGACGTGAAAGAAAAAGCCGAGGAGCGCAAGGAATCGGTGCGCAACGACTACGACGAGCAGATCACCGAGACGAAGGAAACGCTGGCGACGCTGCGCGAGCGCGAAAAGAACGCCCAGCAGCACGCCAACACGCGCCGCATGATCGAGCAGCACAAGGCCGAGGCCGACAAACACGAGGCCGATTCCAAGGCGATCACCGAAGCGCTCTCCCGGCTCGATGACCTGAAGCGCGACGTGATTTCGAATCTGCCGATCGGCAACGAGGTCACAATCAACGCGGACGGCGAGATCGAGGACGAAGACGGAGTGCCGTTCGAGCGCCTCAACACGGCTAAGCAGATCGAAATCGCCACCTCCGTCGCCACGCAGCGCGTCGAAGATTGCGGCCTCGTCTGCATCGACGGCATGGAGCGGCTCGACGAGGAGACGATGACCGCCTTCCGCGAGTGGGCCGAGGAGACTGACCTGCAACTAATCGTCACGCGCGTCGGCGAAGGCGATCTGTCCATCCAGAATGGGCAGGGCTAAACCCCTTCGGGCGCACGAACAGCAACCAAACCCGACGCGCTATGTCACTGCTCAAGCTGCTGTTCCTGATGAGCGTCGGCGCCGCAGCGGGCGCGC